AATTTTTATTAGTCCAATCATTTGTATTTTTTACTGTAAAACCATCACTATCTAAACTTACAAAATCTGTTGTTGCATCTAATTCTGCCGAAGTAGATTGCGATTGTAAAAATTTAGTTTCATCAAAACTATTTACAATAAAATGCAAACTAGCATCACTTCTAGGTTTAATCCAAGTTAAATCAGGTTGAAAACCTACTCCTGTAATTGCATTTGATGATGTTCCATCTCCTGTATAAAGTTTAGTATTAAAATAATCTGAAGGTTTGTTAATTGTTGTATAAGCCATGTTTATCTCCTATCCATAAGTAGCTATGTTTTTAGTACATAATGCATAATACCCTGAAGGTACACTATATTCAAATTTTCCGATTCCTGCACTATCCGATTCTGGTGTTGCTACGGCTGTTGTGCCAAAGTAGCCATTGCCGAAGTTTGTTTGAACTGAAGAATTTTCTGCTGAACAAGCTGGTGCATAATAATCACTCATACTAATACCACTAAAAGCTGAATTGGTTGTTGTTCCATTTTCTATTTCAGATATAGTTGCTGAATTTTGCCAAACACCATTTAAAGAAAACCAAAGTGTTCCATTATCTGCATCAAAAGCAACACCTATAATACTTCCATTTGAAGGTGTTGTTCCATAAGCAGTACCACTACCATTATTATATTTTTGACCATTTGCTCTATAATAACCATAAGAATTGGCTGTTCCACCTACTAGATTATTTCCAATAGTTTCTGTTACAATGCTAATTCCAGCCATAGCTTTTGTAGTAGCACCATCTATGTATTTTGTTTCCCAATACCATTTACCTGAATTAACAGCTAATGTTGCTTGTGTACCATTATGAGAAGCAGTGCTATTTGTTATTTCGTTATTACCATAAGCATAAGTTAAGTCAGCTTTGTTTAAAGGATTCAATGTAGCAAAAACATTGGATGGAGTATCGAGCGTCTGGGTGCCTGATCCAGATAACGTAAAGTTATTTGCATTGCCTGATGAATCTGTTCCTAATGATCCAGCATTTCCAAATTTTAAAAAGAATCCGTTGGTTCCATAAGTCACACTTGGAGATAATATAGGTTTCCAGATACCCGAAGTAGCGTCCGTTTGTCCAAAGGCAGAAGCATCGTATGCTGTGCCATCTATAAGGTGGACATGAGCCATTAAGCCACCAAAATATCTATCAACAGTTGGTGCGTCCCATCTTCTATTTCCAATAGTGTGTTCATCATTTTGATTAACAGGTGTAACTAAATTTAAAGCTGGATAAGTTGTGTTATTTAAAGATATTTGAACTCCATTTATATATGCTTTTATTCTATTGGCTAAAGAAGCTTGTGTTGTGTCAAAAGCAACTACTATATGATACCAAGCTGAAACATCTCTTAATAGCAGAGGAGAACTACCAGCACTACCTGTAGAACCACTAATTACAAGTTCATTATTTAGTAAGTAAAAAACACATACGGCTGTATCAGCAGAACCTGAAGTGTTATAGGCATTAAAAATAGTTCCATAAGTATCAGTTATGTTTGACCTTTTAATCCAAGCTGAATAAGTCCAAATTTGACCATTTCCTGATGTTGATGGTGTTCTTGTTAAATATGTACTAGCCATTAGTTAAATTGCATCCCTTCTGTTATGCCAACGGAAACAGTAATAGTAAAAGTTCTGTCAGCGGTTTGTGCTTCAGCGTCCGTTGCTCTTAATGTAAAAGTATAAGTAGTTTCTGAATCTGGACTTGGTGCTGTTCCTGTAATTGCACCTGTTGCACTGTTTAAACTTAAATTCATTGTACTTGCAGGTGTATCTGCATTCGATGTTAATACGGAAGTTGTTTCACTGTAAGCAACGGTTGAATCCGATGTTGCTGAAACCGATAACGATACTGCATCCCCTGCTACTACCGTTCCAATACTTCCCGCTGCTGTAGACCAGGTTGGTGCATCAGAGACAGTAAGAATAGCTGTAGTAGATCGTACTGCTAAACCTGTATTGTTTTCAATTCTTATATAATAAGTTCCATCAGTTGTTAAAGTAAAATTTGCTGTAATAGAACTAGATGAATTATATGTTACACTATTTGCTGGAGTGATAGCTCCTGTGGATGCATTGATAGCATCTACATAAGGAACCGATACAAAGTTTGTTCCTGTAATCGTAATAGAAGTTGCATCATTGGTAATCGTATCAGGACTAATAGATGTGATCGTTGGAAATTGTGTAGCGGTAATAGATTCACCATTAACGGTTAATGCATTAGCAGAAATAGTTCCTGCAGTACTAATCGTGTCTCCCGCATCGCCAAGGGTAAATGTGGTTCCTGTTCGTGGACTAATCTTATTTACTTTTACTTCACTCATTATTATATTTTATTCCTTTGGGTATTTATTTTTAATTGCTTCAATAGTTGCTTTCCAACCATCATAACCATTGTGATAAAGGTCATCTAATTGGTCAACAATAGATGGATATTCTTTTGCTCTATCTCTTTGATATTGTTTAGAATAATAATCATTTTCTAAACGATTGATTTCAGCATTAATTTGTTCATCTGTAAGAGCGGGTGTTGAAGGAGAAATCCATGTAACATTATTGTTAATATCAACAGAAACTTCTGCAGTTGGTAATAAAGATAATATTGCTTCTGCTTTTCCAATTATACTCATACAGCAATCTCCATAACAGTAATAGTTGAAGTCGCTGTTGCTCCTTCACTTTCCGACGCACCAGCAAAAGCTCCTGGTCTGTTTAAATAAAAAGTTCCATCATTTCTGTACCATTGTAATTTATAAGTTGTTGAAGAAGTTGTTGCTGGAGAATCTAAAAAATTAATACTTCCTGCATACATAGTATTTGTATTAACTCCTCTTTGATACCATGAAGCTCTTGCATTACTTCCATTTGCATCACCAATATTAATAGCGGTTGAATCTCTTACAAGTCTTATATAATTATTACCACTTGTGCTAGTACTTCCAACATTAAATGTTGCTAAAACAAGAACTTTATTACTTGCACTAGATGGGGTAATTGCAACACTAAAACCTGAAATATCTAGAAAACTTTGTGTAGTGGTTGAGGCAGTAATTGCTGTAATATTTGTGCTGACAACTTGCAATACTTTGCCACCACCAGCTTCTTGCCAAGAATTATCTCCTCTTAGGAAAGTAGAAGAACTTGGAGTTCCTGTTGCTGTTAGCTTAGCAAGTGAAACAGAAGCATCATTTAATTTTGCTGTAGTAACAGAACTGTCAGCTAGTTTTGCAGTAGTTACTGTTGCATCACTAGGAGTAATTGTTCCAGTTAATTGAGAAGCATCAATAGTTTTATTCGTTAAAGTTTGTGATCCAGTTGTAGTAACAATAGTAGAAGGTAAAGTTGTAGTTGCATTAGATGCATCAAACGTTGCACCTGAAGGTATAGTAATTGTATCACCAGATTCTCCAACCGTTAATGTGGTTCCAGATTGTGGGACTATTGCATCGACTTCAATTTTACTCATTATATAATTACCAATGTTCCTGTTACGGTTTGTGTTCCTGTGATACTAACTGGTCCTGCTAAGACTCCTGATACCAATGTTTGATCATCAGATAAAGTTGAATTGTGAGTATTAACAAAAGTTTGTGCTGTCATTCCTGCAGAAGGTGTTCTTGATGCAGGCAATGTACAAAATACTGTTTTCGTACCTGCGGAAAAATTAACTAAAGCATCTGAGTTAGAAGAAGAAATAATTGTGTCTCTAGATAAAGTGTCTGGAGAACCAGATGTAACCGTACCTATACCAACTTCAAATTCTGCTGTTCCATCATTTGAAATTGCGTAATAAGTTACATTAGCATTTCCTACACCTGAAACAAAACTTTCAAAACCAGTTTCGGCACCAGCTAGTGAAAATGTTCCTGTTCCAGTAGTTGTGCTAGTTTCTTTAACTCTATCGTTAAGTACAAAAGCCATTTCTACTCCTTATAACTATTATGCGTCGCCAAGTCTAATGATTGCATTAGATGAATCAGCAGTTGGAAACTGAATAACGAAATCTCCGCTAGTTGCAGTTTTTGTGCCGCCAAAATCTAAAACCAATACCGCTTCATTAGATGTTCCTTTATAAATCAGAGCTCCTACTGCAGACAATGTCACAGAAGAGAAAGTCAAATCTGCGAAGTCAACGTATGCAATGTTACTTGATATTGCTACACCATTATTAGTTAAAGTATTACCACCTGCAGTATAATTTGTTCCAGCTGAAAGTACTTCATTGGAAGTTGTATAAGCAGTAGTAGCCGTACTAAAACCACCTAATGATGTATAAAGTGCTAATTTGAAAGTTGATCCACCAGAATCAAAATCAAACACTCCACCAAGTAGATCTGTTTTAAAAGAGTCAGGTACTATGTTTGCCATTTAGTTTTCTCCTTAAAATTTAGATGGTGATTCAGATTTTATAGGAGTACGAATAGCACCATCTTGATATTCGTCTCTGCGTCTTCTACCTTGTTGTTCAATAGAATACGAAGCCATTGCTCTATCATAAGTCTGCGAATAATATTGTAACATATCTGCAGGACCTTTCAAGTATCCATATGCTTCTACCAGAGAAGCATACAAAAGTAAATCTTGATATTTATTACTGACATAAGTCGTAGCAGAGTCAGAAGTAGTGATAGAAGTAGGTTGTTTCACATAAGCTAAAGTAATTAAATAGGTATTATCTGGTGTAGGAGCTACTACCCAGTAGTTTGCATCCCAATTAGCATAGTATTTAGGTAATCCGGATTGAGTGCTAGGAGTATTGTAATACTCTGCCATGAAAGAAGTGTCTCTTTTTTCTAAATAAGTTTGATCTCCATTAGAATCAGTTAATTGTGCATAACGAATAATTCTAAGATCAGAAGGAATCGTTACATATCTATTTCCTGCTTGAAGATTAGAAGTAGCATAAAAACGATTATCATCTGCATCTACTTCTCTATAAATTTTATTTTCAGCGTTTTTAACAATAGTAGTTAATACTGAATCACTTAATACAGAACTATCTACTTCTGTATAATTTCTTATGTCTGTTTTTAAATTAGAAAAAGTGTAGCTCATATTATGGTGTTAGTGTAACTGGACCAGCCGTTACAGTCATTCCTCCTGCGTTTTCAGTTACGGTAGGATTCGTTCCTAATGTAAAAGTATATTTATCTGTACTTGTAACTGTTATACTAAATCCTGATGCATTTTCAAATACTGAATAATTTAATCCACCTGGACTTCCATCTACATTTCTAAATACCACCGTATCTCCAGTAGTTCTACCATGAGAAGGCTCTGTCACTGTAATAGTTTGAGAACCAGATGTGATAGAAAAAGGATTACTTGGTAATAAATTAGGAGTTGCAGGTTCTACTCTTGCAGGTCTTGCTTTTGGTAGTCCTTGTCCATCTGCCGTAAATCGTTTTGGTTCTAATTGTGGATGTTTAGCTTCAAATTCTGAAATATGAACAAAAGAACCATTCCATTCTGTTACCATTTCTTTATAAGGAAATGCTTGTCCACTTCTATCTGATATTGCTAATGCGTATTTTCCTTTAGATAAATTAGCCATTTGGATAATAAGTTTGTGGGGTTATAAATGAACTAGAAGAAGATCCATCTTCTGCTAAAGCTCTTTGTAATTCATCTTCATATAATAATTTCAATGCTTGAATTCTTTCTGGTGCAAATTTAACAGCTAAATAATAAGCTAACCCTGCTAACATGCATGGAACAAAACGATATGGTACATCCGCATCGTTAGTATAATCTCCAGCGTCTTGTATTCTTTTTGTGTAATAATAATTTAAATAATTTCCAGCTTCTGAACTTCCTGGTGTTAAATATAAAGTAATAGTTATTTTATCAATAAATCGTTCTACAAAATATTGAGTAGGTTGTCCGGTAGAAGTTTTATTAGACAATGCTTGATAAGCAGATCTATTAATTTTTGTCAAAGGTACATCTATGCTAGAAGCATTTCTGTAACTTGCTTCCAATACATCATCTACTCCATATACAGCGGTTGTACTAGATGTCCCATCTGCAGTAGATCGGTACATAGTATAAGTCGCTTGACCGGATACTAAAGTAATAGAATTATTTCTTACTTCCCAATAATGAAGTCCTCGATTGGCCCATTCTTGAAACATAATGTTTAAAGAACGTCTAGCACCTTTTAATTGATAACCAGAAACTCCTTGAATACCAATTCTCTCGTAAGCTTCTTCTATTATATCTGCAATAGAAAAACCTTTTTCGAAAGTAGTTGTACCTGAAGTAGTGTTAGCCATATAGCCCCCTACTTATCTAATAATATTGTAGCCGCTGTTAAACCTGATATTGCAGAAACAGTCATTCCACCTTCAAATAAAATTCCATCTTCTGGAATATTGAAAGCAAAAACATCTCCTGCTGGACAGTCACCAACAAATTGTGTAGCAGCGTTTCCATCTTGTAAAGTTATAGTTCCAGCACCTGCAGTAGCGTTAGCAAGAATAATTCCTCTTAATCTTGTTCTTCCACCAAATACAGAACCAGTTCCAGTAACTCTTATTGCTTTTACATCTGATTTCATATGTTAAATCTCCTTAGTTAAGAGCTCCCGAAGGAGCTCTAAATTTTTACTATGCTACTGTTAAGCCAGTTTTGATATCAATAAAGTTTGTACCATTACCGAAAGCAATAGTCCCAACACTTGAATTTGCATCAGAAACATAAATAACCAATCCAGCAGTTGCTGTAGGTAATGCAGCTAAAAGATATGAAGGTAAAGTAATTCCACCTCCACTTGCTGATACTTGAAAGCCATTGTCTGAAATGACTGGTCCTGAAAAAGTTGTTTGTGCCATAGTGTTATCCTCCTAGTTAATTTGATACAGTCTCTAGGCCGTCGACTATATGCGTCTGTACCAAAAATTATATATAGTGATTTATTTATAGACTAATTTTAAATGAAGTGCAAGGTGTCCTTATAAGGAAAAGGCATTCCAGCGATAAATAGCTTGGTTTACTTAACCAGCTATAGAAAATTCAGAAGCAGCGGATTCTATTTTTACTTGATGAAAAGCTTCTTTAGCTTCAGCCACTTTAATATGACTGATAACTTTTTTAATCTCTTCATCTATCCTAACCATATTAATGGTATATTTACCATTATTAATATGGTCTTGCTCCCACTCTAACTCAAGCGATCTTTTGGTTTGGTAAAGATCCTTGATGTGATTGTTCTCCATTTACAATCTCCTCGTAGGTTAAATGACACACTCTTGAAGAGGTACCATTAGGAGTGAATGTTATATCTTTTTTTCCTATTTTGTCAAGGATAGCGGATTCAATACTTTTAGGGGTGTCAACAGCTTCAATGTTAAAATTGGTTCTATATCCGTATGCATTAATTTTTACTAAGAATTTCTTCATCATGGTTCGTCCTTTCTATCAAAAAGAAAGGGCCCCGTAAAGGAGCCCTTTCAAATATTAAATGTATAATATCAATTAGATATTACGCACCTGGAGATCCGAAGATACCTCTAGGGTCAGACCAGCCGAAGCTGTATCTTTCTCTAGATTTATATCTAACGTTTCCAGTGTCGAAATCACCTTCCATTGAAGTTTTGATAGGTGATCTTACGAACATTTTAAGTCCGTTTGGCACGTCTGTCTTGATAAAGAACGCATCAGTGTCAGTTAAGTAGTTGTTTACTACATAACCTTGAGGAATCATCCCCATGTTTTTGATTGCGTTGATATCATTGTCAGCAGTTCCAACTCTTTGAGCAGATTTCATCAATCTCTCAGCTGTAAATTGAAGCTCAGAAGGAATAATCATTTTTACTCCTCTAGCTGCAATTTTTAAACCTCTTTCATCAGTGAAAGCAGCGATATCAATCAATGCTTGTTCTAATGAAGTCTCGTTCAAGTCAGCAGATGTTGCTAACTCGTTAGAGAAGGTTCCAGCGATAGTTGGGTGGTCAGTTGCTAAAAGCGCCTTTCCATCTCCACCAGCATAAGTATTACTGAAACCGTTGTTTAAAACGTTTGCAGCTTTTACTTGCTTAGTGTTCGCCATAGATCTTGCTAACGCTTTTGTATATCTAGACGCTAGTCTGTCATACAAGTTGTCTTCAATCGCTTCTTCAGTGATTGAGAAAGCAAGAGCTATTGTTTCGTGCGTATATCTAGCAGTGAAAGTTTCCTGAGCATTGTCAAAAGTCACAGCTGAACCTTCTGGTTTAACTTGTGCATTTGCAAATCCAGATAACATTACTTCCTCTTCGAAAGCTCTGTCTGAATTCTCAGTATCAAAAATTTCAGCATGCTGATTTTCGTACTTTTTGTATTCCAGGCCGAA